CTACCAATCATCATTAGATTTTAGTACTGGTATTGAGGTATCAAACATTCTGTTGAAGGTGAAATCAAATGCTTTACTACCTTTCTTTATGAATTTAGGATCAATCTTATTGTTGGCCACCGCGAAATAAGCTAACCATGAATAATCATTAACAGTTCTATTTAACTGCGCTTGATTCATGAAAACCACCTTTACCCTACTAACTGTTACTCGGTATCTATTATCTTTATAATCAACTCTAAAATTTCCTGACATTACGGTTCTACTAGCATACATTGGTGTACTCATGTCCTTTAGCCCAGACCCCTTTACATCAGGTCTTATTTCTGAAAAATTCCCCGATACTGAACTATCTTCATTATTAACGTCGTCTATCACTAATTCTCCCTTAGCTCTTAGTTCAGAGATAATATTATCAAAAGTTAGTTCAGTGTTATATATTTTTTGCCAAATAAATTCACTACCCTCTATCTTAAAGTTATTAGTTTCACTTTGACCTAACGCAATACATGGAAGTATAAACAGCAATAATACCAGACCTTTCATATTTATTCCCTAATAAGATTATAACTACCTCTGAATAACTCTCCATACACGGCGTCATTTCTATCCATTGTTAGGATATTTCCATCAACTGAAAAATTAAACTTAAATTCCTCGCCACCGTGTTTAAGGAAAACATTACCCCCAGATATTCTATAGGTCCCCTTGAATGTTTTGGATTCACTTATAGACCAGGAGAAATTATCATCAGAAGCAAAGGAAAACTTTGGATATCCGCCACCTTCATTATCTGTTTCCCATTCCCCTACTATATTTTTTTGATCTTCTTTAGAGCAGCTCGCTAACAACAATACAATTGATAATGCTATTAATAATCTTTTCATAATAATTGGTTTGGTTTGTATAATTAGTTTTTAATAACCATCTCACGCTGGTAAACACGCTTAACTTCTTTTAAATAGATTGGCTTTACGGGGTTAAAATCTTCATTTAATGACCGCAAGTAAATATAATCATCTTCTATCTTTTCAAACTCCTTTAAAATTATCCCCTCTGTCGTCTGGAATACATAAACTCTGCCCTTTACCAGATGTGAAAATTTTTCTATTGGCGTTCCTACAAAGTATTCTCCAGGAACATACTCTGAAAGCATACTTATACCTTCAATTTCAAAAGCAAAGCATTCCTGGCCAATAAATGGAAAATATACTTTTTCTATATGCTGTTCCAATAATACGTTATCCCCATACCCTTCTAAAAATCCACCCTGAGCTTTAATTGGAACGATCCACATATTTGGCGTGCCGTCACCTAAGAACCTTGCTGGCTTTGCGTTTGACTTCAATTTAACATCGCCCCAAATATCTTCTTCACTAACGTTAAATGCGGTCGTTATTTTCACAACAGTTTCTCGCTGAAGAGAATTAGATTTATAGTACCTATTTAGTTGCATCGCCCCTACTCCTAACTTGTTAGCAATATCTTCGTTCGTTGGTTTTTTATGGAAACCATACTTACTGGGATTATTCTTTATATTGGAAATAAAAATCTTAAATTTTTCTCCCTGATAATCAAGCATTTGAAAAATATTATAACTATTTATAACTATATAATTTGCATATATAACTATAATAGTTACATTTGTATATGCAAACATTAATACACTTTGTTTTTGACATCCCAAAGGTAATATTAATGTTAACAATATTAACATATAAATATACATTTATGACTATTAATGACATTCCGCTGACAGATGTTCCCCTAAATTGGAAGGACCTTAAGAAAAAAGGGAGATCAGGTATTATCATATCCTCACTTAGAAAGCTCCCAATTGGAAAAGCCATAGAAATGGATTCGTATGGTACCGCTAGAGTATATGTTTCTAAACTAAATAGCGAGTTTAAGGATAGAGAGTATAACCACTTTCGTAACAATGGATCGTATTTCATCGGGAGGACTGCGTAATGAACCAATTAACTAAATTATTTTCCTACAACGGTAACCAGGTTACTTTTAGGAATTCAGAAGGTGTAGCATATGTTAATGCAACACAAATGGCAAAAACGTTTAGTAGAAAACCTGTGGACTATTTACGACTACCTTCTACCAAAGAACTTATTGAAGCATGTATGAGAAAATCCCACACATCGGAAAATCAACTAGTTATTACTAAAATGGGTAGTTCTGAAAATGGTGGTGGAACCTGGTTACATGAAACAGTTGCTTTAGACTTCGCTCAATGGTTATCAGTAGATTTCAAACTATGGTGCAATGATCGTATTAAGGAACTTCTAACCGTTGGAATGACGGCCACTCCTCAAACAATTGAGAACTTATTGGAAAACCCTGATATGATCATTCAGATGGCTACCCAATTAAAAGAGTTAAGATCACAGAACCTTCAAAAAGACAGGGATTTATCAAATGCTAATGATATCATAGGTAAAGCACTTCCTAAAGTTCAATACTATGAAGATGTATTGGCGTCAAAAACGAACATCACCACTAATATAATAGCACAAGAGTTGGGTATAACAGCTATTAAGTTAAACCAAATTCTTAAAAATCGCGGTATTCAGTACAAGCAAGGTAGTCAATGGTTACTAACAGCCAAATTTAGAAATCACGGTTTCACTGAATCTTATACCCATTCTTACACGAAATCGAACGGAGAAAAAGGCACGGATATCCAAACTCGATGGACCGAAAAAGGCAGAGAGTTTATACATAATCTATTCAAAAACTAAAATCAAATAACAGCTAAAAATCAATCAGTTACAAGTTTAAAACGACTTGTTCAGGCGATAGCCATGTTTAAAATTTCCCGATAAGCTACAGGCAGTAAGGCTCAAAACCTTGATCGGGATCAATAAAAAGTTCTTTGACATACGGATAGTAATATACAGCAGTGATGCAGTAGTAGTGTTGCCATGTAAGACTCCACCAATGAGGAAACGAAGGGTGTCTAACGGAGGTATCGGAACAGCTATCGAACAAACACACCTACTACTACGGTAGTCCAGGCACGGGATCGTTACCCGTGGTAGGTGCAAATTAAAAGAGGTGTTACCCACGTGTTGGGGTGAGTGAATTATTACGCAATAAGGGGCTTATAAATGCTTAGGCAAGGGTGCACAGGTCAGACACAACCTTTTCACATCCTATTTACCAGCGATACCTCTTTTAAAGATTTGAGAATGGATTAACCTTTTTGCAGTAGTCTGAATCCTAAATTGAATTAAATCTGAAAACTGCAGCTTTAGCCCGATGTGAAAGTCGGGCTTTTTCACTTTAAAACTACCATCTATGGAACATAACATTGAATTATTCGCTATCAGAAGCATCCAGTTAATGCATGATAAAAAGATACAGGACTTTATATCGAAAGTGCAGGTAACACGGAAGCAAATTGTAGATGCCTTTGATAAGACAACCTACGAAAGTATCCGGAAGGAACTTCGGCCAGTTAGGCAGAATGGTAAAGGCTCTAAAGTCTATTACCGAGTATCTGACATATTGAAACTTGTAGAACTAAGTATTCACGATTAATACCACCCTATTATGAAATCATTTAAAAACATATCACGCAGGCTAGACTCCTGGTGGTACTACCTCAATGAGGAAAACAAAGAAGCAGTTATATTCTGCTTACAAGTCATAGCTATATCGGTTATGGCTTTTTTTATTTTATCAGCTATCTTTTTCGCAGCTGTTGAGTACGAACAATATTTATCAAATATCAAATAAAATCATCATGAAAAATCTATTAAAACTATCAGCAGCAATTATTATCCTGGCATTCTATTCATGCTCTAAAGATTACGATAAACTAGGTTATGAAAACGCAGATGTTATCACCAATCAAGGAACATCTGTTGCGATTATAAAAGGAGTGGAGCTTTCACCTGGTCAATCAGAAATTGTTCGACACTCTCCTATTTACAATGTAGAATGTTTTGAAGGGTGCAAGGTTAATATCAACGGATCCATAATCTATAGTTCAGGACCCTTTGAGAATGAATCTTTCCGCAAACATAAATTCGAATAGTTATGGGGATTAAACAGAAGTTATTCGACCTGCGGAGCAAGATAGGAAAGCTTACCAAGGATACAAACAATCCCTTTTATAAGTCAAAATATGCTGATATCAATCAACTTATTGAAATGACTGATCCTTTGTTAAAGGAGTCTAATATCTTAATTCTACAACCAATTAGGAATGGAAAATTAGTGACCGAATTGACAGACATGGATAGCGAAGAAGTTATCACCAGCGAAATTGATCTACCCCAATCGAACGATCCTCAAAAAACAGGAATAGCAATCACTTACTACCGTAGGTATTCATTAAAATCTCTTCTCAACATACAGGAAGAAGATACTGATGGGAACTCCCCCTCTCCTAAATTACAGGAAGAAGATACTAGACCATGGTTGAATGAGAACCAATTTAATAATTATCTAGCCCTGATCAATAAGGGTGAAAAATGGTTAACCAAGGTCGAAAAGAAGTACAAGATGAAAAAGGTGTTTAAAGATACGCTTTCATCTGCCGAGAAAAATTATAAACCCCAACCCTAGAAACAATGGAAAATGAAAATTCATCACTTGAGGTGATTAATAAATCTTCTCTTGTAAATCTAAGCAAAGCTGATATGCGTAATGTTACTGATGCTATCATAGCAAAGGTAAATGATGGTGAAGCAGATCCATTGCAGACATTTTTAATGGCTAAAAAGGGAGCTGAACTATTTAAGAATCTTGTTGATGCATCAAAACCAATTGCAGAAACTCATACTAGACTTTCGAAGAATGAAACCTATACTACGTTTGGATGCGAAGTCAGAGAACAGGCTGTAGGTGTAAAGTATGATTTCTCAAATTGCGACGATAGTCAATGGAATGACTTGCAACTGCAAATCGATGTCCTTATCGAGCAACGAAAAGAACGTGAAAAGTTTTTAAAGACACTTACCAAGCCAGTTTTCGATGAAGAGGGAGTTCAAATTAACCCACCAATTAAAACCGGAGCATTAAGCCTAGTCGTAACAATAAAATAATCTAATCATGTCAAAAGTAAAAAAAATAACAGTATCCAATTTAAAGGCTATAAGCGAACTTACAGCTGATTTCAATGGATGTACTGCCATTATAACTGGCGGTAATGATAAAGGCAAATCTTCTTTTCTTAAATCGCTACCCGACCGATTAAAACAAGTTAAGCCTGATGTAATTCTTAAAGCAGGTGAATCCGAAGGATTTGCTGAATGGGAACTAACCACTGGCGAAAAGTTAAGATGGGAATTTGATAATAAAACCAAATCCGGTGAGAAGCTAATTTTTATTACCAAAGAAAACATCAAAACCTCTATTACCCGTGAAATTGCAGACAGGTATTTCCCTAAAGGATTCGACATTGATAAGTTTCTTAAAGAAGGACCTAAGGTTCAACGTGAAATGCTTCAAAAAATCGTCGGTATTGATTTTTCCGATATCGAAACGAGGTACAAACAAGCCTATGAGAATCGGACTTTTGCTAACAAGCAGGTAGAAATTGAACGAGCAAAATTAATTCCTATTAATGATGAATTGGGTACTGATCATGTAGAATACTTTGATCTACAACAAGAGTTAGCCGGCATTGATGCGCATAATGAAAAACATCAATATGTTGTTGATGGCCTTTCAAATAAGGAATTAGTACAAGAAGAAATAGAATCTGAAATTCAGAGGCTAAAGGACCTGATAGAATCAGAGGAAATCAAGTTGTATAAGGTTGAAATCGATATTAAATCTGGTAATAAATGGTTGTCAGAAAAGGCAAATCAACCTAAGACAGAGAGTGAAGCCAACGAAATTAAAAATAAAATAGAAAAGGCGATAAAGCATAATCAAGAGATCGAATCAAATGAAGTCGCAAAGAAAATAAAGGCTCAGTTTGTCAAATCAGAATTAGAAGCAAAATCTGCTGATGAATTGGTTAAATCAATAGAAAAGGAAAAGGTGGATCTAATCAAAAAAGCTAAACTGCCTGTTGGATTTGGTTTTTCTGATGACGGCGTAACCTACCTTGGCCATTCCTTATCAAAGGAACAATTGAGTAGTTCATCTTTATATATTTCTGCATTAAAATTAGCTTCATTAAATATTGGAGAGGTAAAGACATTACATTTTGACGCCTCGTACCTTGACAAAAATTCTCTTCAAGAGATTGAAAACTGGGCAAAAGACAACGATCTGCAATTATTAATTGAACGTCCAGATTTTGATGGTGGAGAAATTGAATACCATTTAATTGATGGCTAATTGGAAGCTTCACAAGTATTACAGGGGATTAGTTTTAGTGATGATAAAAGACCGGATTAACTACTTAGTTTCCGGTCCTTACTTTTTATCAGAAAGTGATACCCATTCACTATTAAAGATCGTAACTAAAGCCCCAAGTAATGCGAAAATGGATAATAAACAATTTTTAGAATTTCTGGAAGAAGTATGCTGCATAGGTGCACACCTAGGAATATATATACCATTCCCAGACGAATCAATTAAAATGGAACTACTCAAAGCAATAGTACATAAGCTAGAAAATAAGATTTTCCCGGCACTTAAATACTTGGATCAGCCTATTAATTATGCTATTCACCCACATTCTAAGTTGTCTTCTTCTGTATCTGGTAACACTATTACATTATCAAGTGAAATGTTTACGGATGAACATCTAAGCGTTGTCACAACCGTTTCAGGATCGCTGGTTGAACATACAGTATTTTTTGAAGGAGTTAACCTTCATGATATCAATAATGCACTGGATAGACTTATTCAGTACTCTATTACTCCTGTCATGTCAACCGGTTATAAAAAGGAAAAAATAAATCAAAAAATAAAGGAACTGAATATCGAATTAGAAGAAATTGAAAGGGAATAAATTATGGCAAGTAAAAATCAATTATCGAAAGCAGATTTAGAATATCCGTTTCGAATAGTATCCCCTACCAAAGAATTAGCACCATACAGATTTAAGGAGATAAGTGTAGCGAAAATTATGTTTGATATGATAAAAGAAGAAGGTCACCAGGCTATTCTTTCAGAATCTAAAGTGAGCGATGATATGTTACGCACAAAGATTCTTTTTTATTCATCACCCAAAAGTTTTTTTAAGAGAAAGGAGTAAGATATGGCGAATGATAAGAAGTCATTTATCCTTTACACCGACCTAATTACAGTAGTTGAAAAACTTATTATTAAGGACCGAGACAACAAGACAAATTATTCAGGAGAATTGTTTTATCACATCCTTCAATATGTTAATGATCAAGACCCTATACCAATTGATTTCATAGTTGAAATGGCCTTTGAACCTATTAAACTTCAGTTGAAAAGAGACCTAAAACGATATGAAAATATTCGAGAAAAAAGATCAGAAGCAGGTAAAATAAGCGCAAAAAACAGGCAACAAATTCCAACAAATTCAACACTTGTTGAAAGTGTTCAACAGTGTTCAACAAATCCAACTGTAACTGTTAATGATAATGATACTGTAAATGGTAATGTAACTGATACTGTAAGTGAGATAGAATCTATAAAGTTTGTTAGTGTCGAAAATGAATTTTCGTCCACATCAAAAAATAAAAAATCAATTGAAGAACGAAAACAAGAATTTAAAGATTCAATAGATCCATATCGTGAAAAATACGAAAGTGAAATGCTAAATGAGTTTTGGCGATACTGGACTGAAAAAAATAAAAACGGTATAAAAATGCGATTTGAAATGCAGAAGGTTTTTGATGTCGGTCGCAGGCTTGCCACATGGTTTAAAAATCAAAACAATAATTTCAATGGAACACAAAAATCACCTTCCGGAAGTCAGGCAAGACAGCAACGAGTTGACGAGGTCGCAGAATTCAGGCGGGCTAATCAAAAGTCTATTGCCGAAAGATTACAAAAGCATATCGCAGGTAATAGCCAGTAACCTTCCCTCAATTGCCAACATAAAAAAATCTGATCCGGATTTAGCTATTGAAGTGATCATCGAGTTTATAACAGACCTGGTAGAATTTTTAAATGTTGGAAAAATTATGAACATTAAACAGATCGATCAGACTGCAGAATATATCTTACAATATTTTCCTCACTTCAATTTAGCCGATTTAAGACTCTTTTTTGACAAAATGAAACTAGGACACTACGGTAAGTTCTATGACAGCGTGGATGGCCAATTAGTGTTGTCTAAGATGGAAGAATACAACCAAGATAGAATGAATGAATTTGAAATTATAAAACTTAGGCTAGATCGGGAGGAAATTAAAAATAATCCAATCGGTGAAGGTTATCATCCTGATGTTATTCTAGCAATCAAAAATGCTATTGGCGTAAAGAAACCTTTCGTACAAACACCTACTGTGAGAGTCCCATCAGATGGTGAAGTTTTTCATCAACGATGCCTTAAGCAGTTTGATAACTTATTCAGGAAATATGGTAAGAAATTATCTTCTGTAAGATTCCTAAGTATCGGTAACAAGTTGATAACTGTCGACGCATTTATTGAACTTAAAATTAACAATCAATTAAGTAAAAATGGCAAACACTAAAAAAAAATGGTTCTATAAGTTTTGGAACAATAACGAAAAGATATTCATTGTTTCTGAACTTATTGAAGTGGACCATACAAAGCAAGCTAAGTTCATCACTTCAGGTCTAGGACTTGGATACTTGAACGCAAAACCATTATCAGTTGAGGAATCAATTAACATTTTAAGGAGGAACAGATATGAGCCCAGAAATTATAATCGGAATTGATCCTGACACCGACAAAAATGGTTTTGCAACTTTTGACAAAAAAAACAACTCTCTCCTTCTTAATCAGTATGATCTTACAGATATTTTTTCACAATTGATTAGCCTTAAGGAATACCGATCATTATTTGTCAGGTTGGAAGCTGGACACAATGTGAAATCTACTTGGCATAAAGGCGGTAACGGCATGGCTAAAAGAGTTGGAGCAAATCATGAAATAGGTAGACAGATTGAAAAGTTCTTGATCAAACACGGAATTGCTCATGAATTAGTGAAACCATTTGGAGGATCCAAAATTAATCACGAAACATTCTGCAAGATTACTGGATGGGAAATACAGAAAAAGACAAATCCAGAAACCAGAGTAGCTGGATTGTTAGCATTTAAAGCCAATGGTAAAACATAAAAAAGCCAATTGTGATGAATGCGGTAATTTAAAATTCATTTATGCCAAAAAGTTATGTTCTTGGTGTTATGAAAAACAAAGAAAGAAAACTCCCCTCCCTAAGCCTAAAAAGCAAATAGCAAAATTTTCAAAAAGTTCACTCAGTCACTTAAAACGATACAGGACCTTAAGAGACAAATTCTTATCAGAAAATCCTATTTGTATGTACCCAGGATGTGACAGTCGAGAAGTAACATTACACCACGCACGAGGACGAATAGGCGCATTTTTAACTGACAAAGGGAATTTCAAATCTCTTTGTTGGCCACATCATCAACACATCGAACAGAATCCAGCCCTAGCCAAAAAGTTAGGGCTTTCTTATTCACGATTAAAGACAGAACCATGAAAACATTCATAACACATCGAACAGTAATTACTCCATATGGAGAATTAGCAACTATGGAAGGTAGAATACAAGCCTTTGGATGGCTGACTGCTAGTTTATTTCTCTGGTTATTTGGGCGATCGAAAACAGAAACATTATACGGACTTCTCATTGAAGAGCAATACTGTTCAGCAGGATTATTTCAACGGATTTTAAAATCAAAACCAATAAATGAACCATGAGAATTACAATCACAAAAGAGCAGATAGATACCATAGTGTCATTGAAGAAGCAAGGACTTACTAATAAAGAAATCGGCGAAAAATTAGGACTTAAGCATGGAACGGTTAAAGCCATTTCCATTCGAGAGCTTGGAGCTGTCAGATCAACCTATAAGAATACCCCAGAGATTATTGCTGCAATAGAGCAGGCTCGATTAACTAAAACAGTTAAAGAGGTATGCTTAATATTCAAGAAATCCCCTAAGCGGATAAGCGAATTAATGAGGAACAGCAAGGTTAAGCACCTGTTTGTTAAGGCAAATATTAACCGAGTAAAAAAACCTAAGGAGGTAAAACCTAAAAAGTTGAAAATAGACTCGCTTGGCACAGTGGAAAAAGGTCACTTAAAATTAAAACCAAAAGAAAAGGTCTTCCAAAACAAAACCTTCAATCCGGAAAAGCAGAGGCACATTCATATTCCTTCCAAAAATATGACGGTATCAGTTAAAATGAATGATACTAGAACAACTCAGGAAATAATAGAATCCTACGAATCAAAAGACCGCGAATTCCTAGCGTCATGCAAGGATAATTACATGAATCGTACAAAAAAGAAATCTAAATCATCACAGAAATGATAGTAGAATTTAATATCAACGGTATTGAGCAAATACAACAATTTTCTGCATCAGGATTCCCTTTTGAGACAACAATAATCTCTGAGAGTGAAATGTATCTGCTTTCTTAAAATAATTTAATATGACACAAGATAAATTACAAGAAGCCACAGAAGCGGCAAATGCTTTACAGAAAGCCAAGAATGAACTTAATAGTTTCAGGGTATTAAAAGCTCCATTACAAAACCAACAGCCTTATGCAGTAAAATCTAAGATTACTATAACAATCTGTGATGGCAAACTAAACCAAAAGAGAGATATAGTACTGCCCAGCGACTTGGTAAAACACCTGTACAGTCAAGAACTCAATCGCTTGAGAGCCAAAGTTCATCATTTAACTACAGCATTTGAAAGAATTTAGCGAATAAACCTGTTTAATTAAAAATCTACAAAATAAGGAAGGAATAAATAAGTCAATACCAATAAGGCCCAAGATATTGTAATAATGCCTATTGCTATAAAAACAAACTTCCAAATATTTTTTGAAGTCATAATTTAAAAGTGATTGGTTGTCATAAAGTTAATAATATAAATTAAAATGAAAGCATCACCACAATTTGAAACCATAATCCAGGCGCATCTTCAAAGTGTAGGCGCAAAGGATAAAGCATTCCAGGCTAAGCTGGATAACCCCAAAAAGAATATCAACGACTGCATAACATATATTCTAAATACAGTAAAGAAAAGCGGATGCAGCGGCTTTGCTGACGATGAAATCTTTGGTATGGCTAAGCACTACTACGATGAGAAAAACATCGACATAGGTGGTAAAATTAGCGCTAAGAATGTAATAGTAAACCACAGAGATGATCGCAACACAACGCCAATCAAATCAGCTCATAAAAAGAAGCCAATTAGTCGGAAAGAGCCACTTGAACAACTATCAATGTTTTAATTATGATACCAAGAACTAAAATACAGCACTATGTTTGGAGTTTGCGTAACAAGCTGCTCCCAGTAACAGAAAAACAAAAAGAATACGCTTTTGCCAAGTGTTTAGATCATATTGGTCATCGGACTAAAAAAGGTATCACTTGTATGGATTGTGGTAAATTCTTTACGGATTCATCACAACACAAAACTGCTACTTGCCCTCACTGCTATACAAAGATTAAAGTAGTTACAACAAGGAAGAAGAAATTCTCCCAAACAGAATATATGGCTTTACTCGATGTAGTTGAGGGAATACAAGTATCACGTACACTAGAGATAAAATCATGGCATAGAGCAGGCGAAAAAGCACATGTGTGGGTAACAGAAGTATTCCAACATTATTTCGGAATTGATAATAACACCTATTTAGTAGCAAGGTTAAGAACGAGTTTTATGAATGACCATTTTAGTGGTGATTTAGAAATTAGAGACCATAAAAATTCCGATCAATATTGTTATACAGTAAACAAAGTATACCCCGAATATAAGGTTCTACCAATATTTAAAAAATTAGGTTTCAAAGGGAATCTGCATAGTGTTTCTCCGTATAGATTTTTTACACGCATTGAAAACAACAACAAAGCTGAAACACTTCTAAAATCTAGTCAACCTTATTTGTTTTTTCATGAAATAACAGCGTCACGTAGTTGTTGGAGATATTGGGATAGCATAAAAATATGCATTCGCAATAAATACAAGGTTAAGGATGTCCCAACTTACTACGATTACTTAGACCTTTTACATAGGTTCAGAAAGGACCTCCGTAGTCCTAAATACGTTTGCCCAATTGACCTTAAAAAAGAACATGATAGGCTTGTCAAGAAAAAAACGGAGTTAGATTTCAAAAGAAAACTTACAGAACAGAGGGAAAAAATTACTCGAGAAGATGAAGCTTATAAGGAGTTGAGGAAGGACTATTTTGGACTTTCATTTTCAAATGGAAAAATTACGATTAAAGTTTTGGAATCTGTGAAGCAGTTCATGGAGCATGGTGACCTATTAAAACATTGCGTATTCGCTAGTGAATATTATAAAAAATCAGGTTCCCTGGTTCTAGGTGCATATGTCGGTGATGAGCCTATTGAAACTGTAGAAGTCTCCCTTAAATCAATGGATATCGTGCAATCTCGGGGATTACATAACAATGGTTCCATGTACAACGATGACATTAAACAGCTAGTAACAGCCAATATTGGTAAAATTAGAAGTATTTACAATTCTTTACAACAAGCATAATGCACAAAACCATACCACCGAGAACCAAAGGAAATATTAAAAAGCTTTGGTTGACTGGCCAATTCACACTGAAAGAGTTGGCCTTAAAATACAATATCGATGAATCAACAGTATCACATATTATAACGAGAATGTTTAGCAAAAGGAAGGTATCGCAATGTAAATTATAACACTAATATAATTAAGGCTTAATATTTATTCGAACCGCAGAATAATAAGTTTTATTTAACATACGTAAGACTTTGTATTCAATAACTGTATAACTAAAATGTTCGGTATAAGGCTCGAAAGCTACGTTAATCATAATCTTTAAGTCATGAAGATCTGGTACCAGTACTATTTTTTCATCAAAGAAAAATTTGTTTTCTTCCGTTAATACATGATTATTCTGATCCAATGATATAAATGTGTTAGCGATACTTGTAAATTCTAAAAAATCTGGATGTATTTCATATTCTTCAAATGTCATAATAATTGGTTTTAAACTTAAACATAGTAAAATGAAACTAACAAAACAACAACGCGCTGAATTGCGCAATAAATACAACGGTCGCTGTGCATATTGTGGCGACCTTCTTTCTGATCGCTTTCATGCAGATCATATTGAACCAATCGTCCGGAACTGGATCGACGGTACATGTGAATTCCCCGATCGAAATACATTAGAAAACTTCAATCCCTCTTGCCCTAGTTGTAATATCGTTAAGTCAAGTATGTCATTGGATAGCTTCCGTAAAATTATAGGAGGATTCATTACCTCCTTGAATAGGGATAGCACACAATACAAATTTGCAAAGCGTTATGGCTTGCTAGCAGAAAAGGAGATTGAAGTTAAGTTCTGGTTTGAAAAAATCAAATCTATACCTATTAAATAGACTTTATTTTTTCAAACTTAACATATTTGTTGCAGTCTTTACTGTCAGCAAGTAATACACTCTTAAATTGGCTTCCAGAATATTCTCCATCATCTATTCTAGACTCTCCATTTTCATACAATAAAACAAAAGAAGATAAAAAACCATCTTCATCTAGTTCAGCGACAGTTTGATTCTCACCAATTGTTTTAACAATAACCTTTGCGTGTGTTGGAAATGGCCACGGCATTTGCTCAACAATTTTTTTTGCTTGTTCTAAAGTCATATACAATAATAAGTACATTGCCCTAACAATCCTAATTTTATCGTTTAAAAATCACACATTATACACTGATTACCAATTTGTTGAAAATAAAATAAAATAAATTTTCCCCCTCTACAAACAATTGGCTACCCACCGCTATAATCTACTTTTGTCTAGTTTATTTGCAAAAATCTGGACAAATACCCTATCAAATTACAAATTATATAATTAGTATATTTGAATATGGAAAGATACTCGATTATACATCTTGATGGTAACCTTATAAAATGTACGGACTTAGATGAAAATTTTGCTTGCATATTTAAACGTGGACATTATCAAAATACCCTGCGTTATGAGGACTACAATCAAGAAAAAATAACTGATGAAGTATTACAACCTCTTAAATCTCAAATGTCTGAATATATCAGTAGAAATTATAATACATTAATGATTGTAGAAGCCTAACGGGTGGGCTAGGATTCTATCATTACATCTCCAAATAGATCCTCATTTCGTTCCTTTAATCCTTCATCGATCACCAACAACCATTTTTCATCCATTGGAACTGTATATTTTCCAAGTTGATCACTATCCAAGTCAAAGAATTTTTCCAAGTCCACGCGTTCAGGTATCCATGTCGGATTTTCATCTGTCATAGGAGAATTGGAGCGAAGGATATTATACCCCTGCATTTTTAGTTTCATCAACACTTGAGAAGTTAGCCTAACAAATTCCATTTCATTTTGTTATTTTGCATAATCTAATATAATCAATTATGTGTTATCACGTTGGAGCACCGAGTCAGAAGGAATTAAAAATGAAAGTTCCTAAGAAGGAAATTCTGTACGAAAATGAGGAAATCTTTCATGTTTCCGGATTCGCTCGGCCTTACCTTCCAGTTACGTTAAACAACGATGCTGATGCAATTGTTTCAGCTCGTTGGAAGTTGCTGCCTTTTTGGGTAAAGACAGAAGAGGAAGCAGGGAAATATGCTAACACTCTAAATGCTGAATCCGAAAGTATATTCGAGAAGGCATCATACAAGAATTACATTGGGAAGTCCAGAGGATTGCTTTATGTTACTGGATTTTATGAACCTCATAAAGTAGCTGGACAGAAAGAAACGGATAATTACTTTATCTACTCACCCAATAAAGAAATCTTTACGTTAGGCATCGTGTACAGCGACTGGACTGATCAAAGCACAGGGGAAACTTATCCTACATTTAGCATAATTACTACTCCAGCCAATCCATTACTGGAAGAGATCCACAATGTAAAAAAACGAATGCCGTTGATTATTCCAGAAGATAAGCAGGATGCTTGGTTATTCGCTCAAGGGAAAGAGGAAATACAACAGCTTATGATTCCTTATCAAAGTGAGCTAGGATCTCATCAGGTATATAGGGTAACTGGTGCTCGAGGTGAGGAAACAAATATCAAGAACATACAGAATCCTATTTCTTAATCTTAAATTCTCCATCGTAATTTTCTAGTTTCTTAAGGACTTCTTGATGACGTTTATTAGCTATATCCAGCCACTTAGCACATAATCTTACTGCAAACATTGGATTTACAATCTTGAATTCATGGTAGTTATTTCTTCTCCCTCCATAATTAACAACTGACTGCCATTTTTCTGAAAATTCCTCGGGGGTAAAGAATTTATGCGTTTTCTCGAAATAGATCCATGCCCCGTTCACCTTTGCATTGTTAATTAATGCATAAACATCTGGAGGTAATTCCTCTATTCTCTTTCGCCATTCCGGAGTAAACATGCTTCAAAATTACTAATAATTTTAGCTTACATTTATCCATTAATAAAAATTTAACTATCTTAGTTTTATACTAACCAGATAATCAGCATGATGTACATTGAAGAACTACGAGATAATTTGGAGAAGCAAAGGAATTTATTAAATGATATGATCAGGCAAAATATTTTCTTTATCTGGCTAACTAGATTTTTTGCCGTTATTAGTATAACCGCTGAAATTATAATGCCCTACGATGCATACCCTCTAACTTTTGGTTATGCTTTCGTGGTAATATGGCCTATCCTTGAATATTTAATCTTTCTTGATACAAGAAAAAGCAAAAGGAAGCTTAACTCAGTCGATAGGCAAATTTTCTACGTTGATTTTTTTAAAAAAGCTATAAATATGTTAACGAATAAAGCCACTGATTAGAGTGGCTATGTATTTTGTCGAAATTTATTCTCTAATTCCATTGCTCTTAATAGATTAGGGGTTGTCTTCATTATATGGTTTCCTTTTAGAATTATATCTCCCTTAATCCCTCCATCTGTATTAAAATTAAATTTCCCAGATGAACTATTATCTGAGAATACATATGCAATCATCTCAATATTAGGTGCCACTACAATACTTTTATCAGATTCTACATTATCGGTCAATAAATTTAAAAGTGTATCAATATCCCATACTAATTCTTGAACCTTCTTTTCCCCAATTACATGATTACTCTTAATTAGATAATCAATTGGTTCGATATAAAAGACCTCTTCTTTTACTCTCAGCAATCTAGCAGATAAAAAACCTTCTTTAATTTTGAAAAATTCTTCATTAAAAATGCTATATAAAGATAAATCTTTAAAATTTATAACGGTTTCACGTCTGGAAAGATCCCTCAATTTATTCTTTCCGATAATTTCTTTTTTAATAACATCATGAATCGTCAATAAGTCTTTTTTGTTGTATGAAAGAAAATTTTCCATTGCTAGTAATTGACCTTGTTTTACTGGGATCAGGTCACTACTGAAATGATAATCTACTTTAAAATAGAATGTTTTTCTATGCACAACCGATTTTATAACAGTTTCCCAATTTTTATTTTTAGCAGAGTGAAAGGTAAGTAACTCTATACCTAAGGTCTTAGCTTTCTCGATTGCGTGCTTAGAAAAACCTTTTGCACAAATGATTATTCCCTTGTTTGCCGAAACATCCTCAATTACCCTTGCAAATCCTTCCACAATTCCAATACCAGCTTTATGAGTATAGTCCTTTACTTCAATTATTGTTAAATATTCAATCTCTGCCATTTTATGCCGAATTGAAACATCAATTTGCCGTAATGATTTAGAAGATTTATCGTAGATCTTATCATCATGGATAACTGTAGCATTTTCTGCCAATTGAGCATAAATTTCTTTAATTAGAAGCTCATATTCCTTCCCTTTTTTCATTTAAAAATAATTGGTTTATAATATAGGTGACACTGTCAAGTGAAAGTTTATTTGATAGTATAAGCTTTCCATCTACTTCTAATAAAAATCCATCATTATATGCGTTAATTGCAATGAATTGATTAAAATTTGTGTGTAAAACATATCTTCTTTTACTCCTAAATTTGAATCCCATCTCTTTCAAGATACTTATATCATAATTATCAGTTAACATCCCCAAATATAAATCATTTTTAAATTAAAATTCCAACAGATTAAACTTAACACTCACTAAAGGTTTCCATTGTCTATCTAACATGTCGTAAAAGTAACCACCGCCTAAACGAGTCCTACCCACAGTAATACCTCCATCTACTCCCAGATTAAGTTTATCAGTATAAAATCCACTTGCGTTAACGTCTACTTTAATCTTATCCTGTTTTGGTTCAATTTTAACTCTTTTAACGCCGTTAACTGTTGCTCGTGTGTCAGCTATCCAAAAGTCAATATAGTGCTTCTTTCGTCCTAAAAACCAATCCTTTTTATAGTATTCAGCATAGTTAATTTCAGCATTATATTTAAAGTTGAAATATTCCTTGCTGAGTGTATCTTTTGGTTTTATAAATTCTATTTGAGCATATTTATCCCTGAAGAAGAACCCTGTATCTGTTTTAGCTGCTGGCAACTTCTTACCTTCCAATGATGCTGCATACTGAATCCATTCTAACAGCTCCTTATCCTTTAACTTCAACAACCTTTTTACGCTGTCAACCTCCATTTTAGAGGTATCAGTTAATTGATTGAGACTACCAACAACATTTTCCTTATCTTTCATTACAGAATGCTCAAATCCGTTTTCATCGAGACCCTTTTTAATGTTTTTTACATCGGCACTTACAGCCTCTTTTGCTTCAATAGGGATCTCAACAATTACTTCCCTCTCAGTGGGAAACCAAAAAATCTTTATGATCAAAGCCACTATGACCGCAATCAGAAATACTATTCCAAAATTCTTTTTCATTGTATTACCTCCTTCTCTTTTTTAAGAGAGTCCAATGCAAGCTCTCTATTTTTGATCTGTGCATTTTTATATAAAATTGTCCTGACATAATCATTTAAAGTAGTATTAGCCATCCTAAGCTCTTCCCTTAAATAAGTCACTTGCTCCTGGCAATCGTCATTTCTGCTGTCTTCTTTGAAAAACACTCTATCAAGAACTATTGAAAGGATCGATGACAGCACAAAAACAATGAATATCAAAGGATATCTATTTGCTGCCTTTCCTGTTTTTTCGTCAAATCCTGTAATCATCCCTTTAATTCAAATCATATTTAGCAATAACTTGTGCTGTGAAACATGCAAGGTTTACCCTGTTGCTATCATAAGCTTTCATGTCATTTGGGTTGTCGATAAAACAAATCTCAACTAGAGCAACTGCCCCCTTTTTTCGCATCAACCCTAATCGACCTCTAGCTGACTGGCTTTCGGTCTTCACTCCCCGATTGGCGATACCCATAATGGCCGCATATCCGTCGACAAGTTCTTTAGCCATAGCTTTGCTACGCGAATTTGCATTATCTGCTACTAACACCTCAACCCCTGTAGCTTTACCATTGAATGCGTTGAAATGAGGTTCAATAACAACATCATTATCAGTTGGGTTTATTCTTCCCAGATATTGTCCTAGTGATTCATTGTCATTATCTTGAACGACTGTTTTCTCCAGTATTCGAAGTTGAGAGTTCACCATGTCACGAAATAACATGGTTTCAACATTTTCCTTTCTCCCATTTACCCCTATCGCGCCACTGTCATTTAAATGATGTCCTGCGCTTGAATATGATATTTTTTTCATCACTTTTATATCTCTTGTAATTGTGTACTTAAAAACTTACGGTTAAATGTTTTTTAATTATAATTTAATTATGTATACTCGCAGTACCAAATCATGTTATTATGAACACCCTAAAAAAAGTGGTTATAAACACTCTAGTAGTGCTTTTATTTACCTTGCATGTATACTTTGCCTATCAGGGTCTTTTAGATTATGATTTATTAAGTAAACTTGGATCTAATTATCATAGTCTTAACACATGGTTCTCAATTATTGTATATTTCCCCGTTGTTTTATTTGGCATTTTATTCCTTCCAATCTATGTTGTTTATGATTTTTTTGGAGAAAATAAACTACAAAGTATTACTACAAAAGGGCTTAATGGACAGTTTTTAATGAAAGCAATTATCGCTTTTCTATTATTGTATTTTCTAACGATAATTGCCATGATATTAGTTGCTATGCAAACCTCTTAAACCACAACAAACACTCATAAACACTTGCTTGGGTACTGGTCACTCCTCCTGTAATTGTCGGTATGCCCGATACAGTAGCACCATTAGCCCAGGCGTTATGCCCACCGCTTGGGAATTTTCTTAAATAAGCCAATCCCCCTGCGTTATTAACCATATTGACATAGTATTCTGAATATCTTTGTTCAACGGTCGTATCATCGTCATTGTGCCAAATCTTTAATGGAACTCTGTGATGTTTTTTCATTTCACCATATTTTGCAGCTTCTGATGCTGGTATGAAATCGTTATAGAATTCTGTTAAATCATATTCGCTAAAAACATTTTTCAACATATTCTCGTAACCGACAACTTTACTGTAGTTGCTTAAAAAATAATCTACCTCCGGTTGTGTTGGTGGTTCTGTAGCAGTAAAGGTTGGAGCCGTTCCTTCGAACCCAAATAGTTGAGCTATAAAGCTTCTTTGATTTGCTCCATTCCACGGATTCGCATAAGCTTGTTTGTACAGATCGATACAAGGGCAAAATCCTGCATGAGCCACGACAGGAATAGCACCGGACTGGACAAGCATGAAGCTTGACAATCCTCCCATAGAAATCCCAGATACGTATACTTCTTTCTGTATATTATAATTTTCAACTGCCCATGCATATGCCTTTAAGTAAGATTGTAAAGCATATGGGCTTCCATAGTGTCTTACTTGCGCGTTTGTGCCTCCATTACCAATAATCCCGTTAGGTATTCCGTTTACATCCAATATAGCGTACCCTTGGCCATTCCAGAATGATGATGCATTTATGGAAGTGCTGGATGTTGTATAATATGTTCCGGTACCATGACATGATATAAGTAGTTTAACTGGTTTGCCGTTGGGATCATAATTAGTTGGAAGAATTAAGATACCCACATCATTAAGTAGAACTTCACTGTCTTGAGCTGCCAAAGTATTTCCGCTATTATTTGGAAGAATACTATTAATAGGAATCTGAAAATTTACCACGCCATTAGAAGGTCGAGGTAAAAAATGACCTCCTCCACCTGAACCGCCAGCCTCTAAATCAACAAGTCTTTCCTGAACTGTCTTAGCATCTTCAACAACTTCAATATTAGCATATAAGCTCAATCTTCCTGTGGGGAAGCCAGCCATGTTCGCAGTCAGGTTGGGATATATCGGAATTAATCCCGTTCCTCCTGCTGAAGAATAATAAGAAACGCCTGCAACAGCATCAACCTCCACTCCATATTGATCTCCAGAAGCATGATCCCAATTAGGTACATTATAAGTATTCCAACTATCAGGAGGTCCAGAATTAACAGCAATAGAGTTTTTAAGCACATATATCTGACCCTCTGAATCAAAATTCATTTGAACCAAACGTATAGGCGTTCCGGCAACAAGAGTATCTGTATTCTTAACTACAATAGACTTTACAGTTCCAGTTTGACTATAAGATAAAATATTAAGGAAGTACTTATATGTGCCAGACATAACTGTCTTAGCTGTTAAATCTTCGTCAACTCCTATTTTATAAATTTGAGATCCAGGCTCAGGTACATCACCTAGAACTCTACGAACATAGCCGAGACTATTATCCTGAGCTTCTTGCGTAATATTTAAACTTGCTACACTTTGCAAAATAGTTTCTTCACCTGATATTTCAGGAACGACGTTGTACGATAATGAAAGAGCATTGTCGGCAAATTGAGAACTAGAGGCGTTATAAGTACCATCTTCATCGACCAGAAAAAACCCTGAAGACGCCCCATCTGAGCTGTACTTTACCAAACCAGCAACGTTACCCACAAGCCCAAAGAAGTCACCGACTTTAATATCCCAGTTTGGTAATGCATAAACGCCTAATCCGTTGATTACCGTTGTGGGTACAGTAATAGAATTAATTACAGTATATACGTCTTCAAACAATCTCAATTGTACAATTGTCAAAGCTGTTCCCTGAATGGCTGAACCATGGTAAATTTTTACTTCATTTGATTTACCTACTATTGTTGATGGTATACTTTGAACAGCATATTTGGTTGCTGTGAAGGCAATTGTTTGATTAGGGTTATCTGATGCCGCACCGAAACTTACAACACCGGTGCCAATAATACCTTCTAATAATGATACCCTAGGACTAGATGATACTCCCATTTCAGTGTCAATTTCTGACTTCGGAACGAGACCACTTATATCCTGCTGTGGCAAAGGTCCCATATCGACTAAAGACCAGGAAGTGCCGTTCCAATAAGCAGTCCATCGTTTATCAGATGTGGCCTCGACTGGACCACTACCGAAATTATACCAACCCGGACTAGCTTCGGCCTTTCTGTTTTCTCCTGCTGGGCCAGCAGGAACTACAGTTGCATTAGCAGAATCAGAACCACCATTAATTGGTTTTAGTTCTATACCTGTGATATTTAGGTACTCTTTAGCCTGATCGAATGTGGCTTGATAAGCTTCTCCATTCGCTTCTTTGCTGATCATTAATTTGTCCCCTCCGGCTATATTGCTAGCAGAAGGCATTTCACTTGGAAATTTAACTGTTGCCATATTCTAACGTGTGTTTAACTTATCTCGTTGTTTTCAAAATAGGAGTAGATAAACTCCTGATTTTGCACCTCGTTAGTTCTTATTTGGGCCAAAACTCCCTCGAATTGACCTCTTAGGTAATCTATTTTTCCCTCGACAAATACAAATTTTTTGCTGTTAAGATATTTGCCGATTCGTGCTGTTATATATTTTCCGTTTATTTCCTGTAAATAATCATCTTCTGGATTCACCAGGATATATTTATCAGTAAAGCATTTAATTGCGTAATGAGAAAACGGGTTAATTCTATCAAGATCAAATCCTATTCTTAATTCATCATGTGCCCTTCCATATGAGTATGTAAGCTGTCTTAAGGAATGTATTAATAATGGGTTCCTTTGAGTATCATACGGGGTAAACCAGTCCTTAAGCCTTTCCCCTACTTCATTATATTGAATGCTTAGTGAATCTTCTCTGTATTTATAGAAGTAACCGTTTTTACCTACCATCTGATAATCTCCAAACAGGACTTCTCTATTGCCTGTTGGCTTAGTGAATTTACCCTCAATAATTGTTTGATATATTGTACCTATTGGTGTTTGATTGTCATTTAGAAACTCAATCTTTATCTCCCGTAGTACATTTGCAATACTAGTTAAGGCTTGATTATATGTGTTTTTCTTATAGGCAGAATTAGGATATATTCTGACAAAGAATTTTGCAGTATTGATATCGTACGCCTGATGGGATCCCGCTGCAATATTCATATTGATTTCCCAATCTTGATCGACTGCTATTTTTGACGCGTTGAATTTATTTTCAAAACCAAATGGATAAACTATTATATAAGATGAAGTATTAATATCAGGAATGGTCACAAATACGTTTTTTCCTGTATACTCTTTCCCATCCTCGCTAACTGGATTTTGTAGACTGAAATAATGCTTTACACCTGGGATTCCAGTCTCCTCAATTTCCATGAATAAACCAATCATTATTGCAGTGAACGGCTTACCGAGTCCTTTAACGGAAAAATTGAAACTAGATTTCTTTTTATCCATTGTAACTACTTGGAACTTTTCAGATTCTAAAATCCAGGATGTACCTATTACTCTATTGGGAACAGGCGTAAAGTTTTCTGTATCATCTGGTATAACTTGAATATCATAATCCCGTATTAATAGCTCTCTAAACTCATTATCATATGACTCTGCTATTACTCCATCATCATTGTATGATGAAGGCATTCGAAATGACATAAGAGAAGCTAACGAATTACTAGTCCAGTAATTGATTGAACTTAATAATGTATCCTCAGACTCTAGCGAGTGATTCAACGGATAAATCATTTCTGGGCCATGATCCAATACATATGTATTCTTTGCTCCTGCTGGTATTAGCGTTCGCTCACCACCAGTATTAATATGATTGAAGTAAGTCTCCTCGAATGATACTCTTTGAATACTTTGAAAAACACCATTAAAATCATATATAAATTGAACACCGCCACCATTGTCAATATCAAACTTATTTACAATCCACCATTCACCCTTATATTGGGTAATTAGGCAATTATATTCATTCATCAATGATTGCAGTACCTCGTAGCAATTAAGCGTTTCTTGCGTCTCAAAATCAGTTGAGATTCTATATTCATTTACCCATGTGTCAAAGAATGGGTTATTCAATTCGTGCAACTCAAAACCCTCTTGCGGCTCTTTCTCTGGAAATTCATCGCAATACATCCCACATATAATATTGATGTTAAGTTTTAATCCTGTTTGATGCAGAATATTTGCTACTATATCCAGTTTTCTAACATTCTCTGTTATTTCTGATTCTATTATATAATCAACATCTTTTAATATTCCTATTCTGTCAGAAGCAGTAAGGACAATCAATGGGTTTTCTGTGATCTCAACATTAAAGAAGTCAGGAGTTACAAAACCTATCCATTCCAATTGATCATCATAATAGAATACAGTTCTTATTTCAGTTTCGTCAGAAGTAGCTAAGTCATCTATGTTGAAGAGCAGATCTTCGAAGAATTCCATATCCGCTGCCGTTGCTCTGATCGCTCCCCCCTTTTCACTGGTATCATTTTGATATGTTAAAGTAAAAGGATTTGAACCGCCCTCAATTGGATTTTTATCTCTTTCAGGATCAAATTCACCATCAATATTAGATACTATGTAATTCCCTTCACTATCCTGTAAATAATCATCTTCATTAACCAGGATAAATGTTTCACCTACGTAATCCCATAACTGAATATCAATACGTAAGGACTTCCCAAAACGATTGCAATAATTCAACTGGTATTTAGTGTTGTACGCCATTATCCTAATCGATTATTGCGGTTTTGATTTATATTATAAGCTCCGACAAGGTTATTACCCCTGATCTTTAGCTCCACTTCTTGTTTATCATTGTAATATGAACCGCGAGGTAAGTAATCTTGAGGCATTGAATAGCTTGGGGCATTATTCCCGTCAAATTTTTGTGTTTGTCTGCTTACTGATGATGAAGCGATCGACCCTAAAGCTACGAGCGCAGCACCAGCGGCAATAGCCAAACCAGGTGCCATCATTAAATTTTTTAGTGCCAATCCTGCAACTCCAAAGGCAATCATCTGTTCTCCCATTGACTTCGCCAATTCTCCTAATCCACTAAGTAATGAATCACCTATCGCTTGCATTACACTTTCTCCGTTAGCCAATGCGCCACCAATAGTTGAGAACATATTGCTGATGCCAGATGCAATTCCTGATGAAAGAATGTTCGAAAACTCCTTACTTATATCTTCAGCTAGCTTTGCAGTATCTTCCATAAGCTTTTGCGTCATTGTAGATATACCCTTCGTGTACACGTTTGACCGCAGAACAGGATTTAACTCAACTGGAATAGTTAGAGAATTTTGGAGTGATGTTTTGTCGTAATTAAGTGATAACTCTTTTACGACGTTCAACTTACTGTCCTTAACAATTGACTTTGTTGAATCGATGTACCTATCAACTTGAGCATTTAATAGTTCAAATTCTTTTGCTTGTGTTGCTAGTCCGAATGCATCCTTTTGTCTTGACGCATCACCAATGTTTTTTATTTCCTTGAAAATTTTATCATACTTTAATCCGATTTCAAAAATCCTCTTGTCGTACTCACTCATATTTGATCCAACAAGATCAGACATGATATCTTTTATTTCTTTTGTAGTTCCTTTTACTTTTTCAAGTTCCCCTCCAACGTTGCCTACTAATAATCCGCCTTGGGTTAGATTGGAAACAATGCCATCTTGCAATCTATTAATAGCTTGAGTTGCTTTAATTTCCTCTGTGCTATCAGTTATACCTTGCTTTTTTAGTTCATTAATTTTGGTCTGATTTAAAGCCTGTTTTATTTGCGCCTTTTCAGCTTCACTGTTAGTTTTCAATAGCAAGTTTCCAAAGCCTTGTAGCATCTTAACATTCTTAGCTTGGCTTTCGGTTAAATCAATTGGCTTCAATCCTTCTTTATTCATCGCTTGGAGTAATTTTACATTCTCCGATTGAAGCTTATTTTGTTCCTTCTGACGCTGAAACCTCTTCTCCGTAATATCGATAATCTTATCAGCTTCCTCTGCGATTTTACGCTCTGCAGCTCTGGCTTTCGCTGTATTAATTAGCTCACGTGTTAATCCCTTATAAGCCGATTCTGCTCTACCAGCTAATAAAATTTCATTGCTTAAGTTCTTGAAGTAACCAGGATATAATTGCTTCAATTGATTTATTGCGCTTAACCTCGCTGTCCTACTTACTGTTTCGTTTTCAATTACTCTTTTAAGCGAATTAATAGTTATAATTTCCTTATTGGCTGATTTTTCACCATCCAAACGAGCCTGTGTTACTGAATCCAGAGTAGAAACAAAGTTTTTTAATTCATCTATGTACTTTTTGGTTTCATCGGTAACTTCTTTAGTTTTATTTTTAGATTTTTGTTGCCACATCTGATACAATATAATACCAGAAGTAACAGCAGAAATCCCGAGACTAAACAGGTTAATTGGTGACAGAATACCTCCAATTGCGCCTTTAAATATTTGCATATTGGAAACAGCTTTACCCTGCTCCTTTGCCGCTTCCCTTACTTGAGTAGCATAAGTTTTATAGTTGTCTGTTAATTGGGTTAAGTTGTTTGTTATACCCATCATTCCGAATGGAGCATCTTGAATAATACGATTAAACTCCATCGCAACACCACTAGAACGCCTCTGGGCTTTAGACATATTATCAAGGTCCTTTTGGGTTTTTTTGGAAAACTGATCAAGCTTGTTACCTGCTTTGTCAAGATTCTTGTCCCATTGGGCTACATCAGCTTCTATTTTGGCGGTAAAACTCATTTTTTGCTATTCTTTTGCAGTAAATATTCTTGATATTCCTTTATGAACACTTCACGATTATGGTTGCTCACCCTATTAATTTTAGCTGATTCTAAAGGCATATATCGTTCAAGACCTCCTTTGCCGAACCATGATGGATTTGGTTTTGAATGGCTAGATACTGCAGTCTGATGTGCAAGTAATCTTGTGTGTTTCCATTTCTCTCTATCCATTCTATAGTATGCGTACTTTTTTAAACAGAACTCATACCACGACATATTATAAAAATCATGTAGCCTTAGCCCAAGTTCACCAACCGCGAAGGCTACATGATCTGATTCCCAATTTATTTCCTTTTCGCTTTCACTGCTTTTTTTTTAGGCTCTTGATCTTTACTTTCTTCGTCGCCTAATTGATTTAATAATTTCACGACTTCTTCACCAAATGCAGAGGTTAGAAATAAATCCCTTATTTTAACGATTTCGTTTGCACCGGACTCACCTAGTTTATCCATAATAGCATAGACGTCATCTAAAGATAATTCACTTAAGGATGTTGATTTGTTCGCAGCACTACATCGACCTAAATGAATAATAAGTGCCATACTAACAAAAGGGTTACTAGCAATCTTTTCCAGAATTTCCTTTAGAGAATATCCCCACCCCTCACTAGCCAATTGCCCCATTACCCAGCTTCCGAAATGAATCTCAAATGAATCGTCTTTACTTACTGTTATAGTTGTTGTGTTCATATTATGAAAAATTACGGTGCTGCATTAGGATCCACTTCTGATGGATCGTTGGTAATCGTAAGCGTTGCACTGAATGTTGCATCTTCGCCAGCTGTGTAGTTATCCGATACTGCAGATAACAAAGCTTCAAAGTAGATATACCCTTCCGGACCTCTATTCAACCTGAATGAATCAGATCCACCTAATACCTGGGCCCGAGCTAATGTCTTAAGTTCTCCCACTGTTACACCTGGTGAAACACCTCCGACTTCAGTTGTGTCAATTACCTCTCCCTCGATGGATACCGATTCTGAAATCGATTGAGCACTTTGAACCGTTTTACCTGCATTACACATGTTTACTTTATCGATTGTATTCATGGTAAGCTCGTGCGAAGAGGATGTCAAACAAACTACTGGTTTGTAAGCATCACCATCCCAGTACGCTAGGGTACCGACGTCGCCTTTTACATAAACTTCTCCTGCCATTTCTTTATTGATTTACTACGTTGTTATAAATAATTACTTTGCTTTGTGCTGTTGTACCGTTAGCATGTTCATAGATAGTTCTTGATATTTCCTTGGTAACCCGTTGGAATACATATCCATTCGCATTTACAAGGGAGTGTGTTTTTCCTGTTGGCTTCACTTTGGTTTGTACCGCATATGAGATCTTCTCAGCTACTTTCTTACCGATTGATTTAATAGCATCATACTTTGTCACGATCCTAATCGTTAGATTACAGTTTTGACGATAGTTGCAGAAGTTCTGAATTCCTTCAATCTCCTGTTGGTCCTGAATAACTACATAGCACTGAGCATTATCAAGCACTGGAATAGAAACATTCGGATTCACTTCTTCATCAAAAACAGGAATAGTAACACCATCAACCACCAATGGTGATAATATTGCTATATATGCTCTTCTTAATGCTTCTGATACGTCCATTATGATTTTCTCTTAACCTTTAACAGCTTGTCTAATTCAACTCTAAAACTGTGAAGGATCCGCAGGTAGTTATTATACAAATACGGTTTTCCTTGTAGTGTACCCATACCATTTACATAGAACTGCATCGCTATATCTCTTATCCATTGTGGATATGGAGCTAGTATTTCATGTGCACTTAATCCTGTTCCAAACTCTATGTAAGCAGCCATGTCATTATCACCCATCACTCCCACCTCAGCAACTAATCCACCTTTTGAAAACTTCTTGTCAATATGAATGAAATTAGGGGCGTCTCTTGTAGCTTCTATTTCGAGCTGTGAAGCGAAATCACTAATAAGGTCTTTAACTTTCTTTATGATATCGTTTTGATATCTCTTTAAGTCTTTATTAACCGTATTGATGATTATCCCCTTAGCCATTGTTTCCCCTCGTAATATCGAATACCCACTCCTTTTGAAGCCTTACACCTTCGACCTGGGGAGTTGTGCTTATCTCGTATAAGTCACCCCTCCATTTAACCGCATTCTTCACTTGTGGAAGGAATCCATTTCTAACCATCATTCTAACTCGGTATGTAGCCGGTAATAATAATTGAGCTTGTTCTAAGTTTGAAGATTGTTTCAATTGGGCGATGCTTGCAAAAGTGGTTAGATCGATTTTCTCAACCGGATCATATCCACCTGCTCCATCCTCAATAGTACCGAAGGAAACAAACTCTATCTTTTGATCGTAGCTACCGAATTTCATTAGAACATTGGTTTTTTAGAATACTGCCTAAAAGTGAATATGGAAGCGTTAACCGACTCGTTTTGCGCGTCCTCGCTATTGTCTTGCCTACTATCAAACATCGTTGCTACACGGTTTAAAACAGCTATCTTAATAGCTCCATTCATTTCCTCGTAATCATCTAATAATGGAGTAGAGAAATTGCGACCTGTGTAGGTTTCAGCGTCCATATTCGCACCTTCCAGATACATTGATAATATCGTGTCGAAATCATCAATACCCGTAAGGTTCATGTGTGCTTTAACATCGTCGAGTGTAGGTTTTGCCATAACTTTAAACTGCTGCGTCCTCTAATGCCTTGATTCTTGCTGATAACGCAACTGCTAAAGCTTGTACTGTAGCTGCTGCAACTAGGCCACTAGCAGCGTCTGCCGTTACCGGATGATTATGGTTACCTGCGGATGCTGTAACTGCTGTAGTTCCTAATGCTAAGTTTGACGTACCGTTTCCAGTACCTGCACCGATAGCTGCTCTGGCCGCTGCGGCATCTGCTCCGGCTCCTATTACTACTGGTTTACCTGATAAGGTTTCCCAAGTAACAGCCACAGGTGACTCACCTGCACCGATCGATGACAAGTCACCATAGACGTCAACTCCATTACCTTTCTTAAGTTCTCCTGTAGTTGTATCGAAGATGAATTCATTCGCTCTGAATACTGTGGTATCAGTTGCTAATTCAGCAGTTGTACCTTCGAATACTCTTGCGTTATATCTTAATTTTGCCATTTTTAACAAGTTTTACACGGCATTTCTTTGACCGCTTTTTTAACCTTTATTTCCTTTTGATCTGCATACTCAGCAATACCTTCACGAACTAGATAATCAGCCTTGCCAATTACTATTGGACCTGTATCTGCTTCTTTAATGCCGTTTACGTGATCTTTCAGGAACTTAACTTTTCTCTTCTCTGACATGGTATATGTTTTAAAAGAAAGAGTGGGTTTCCCCACCCTGACTACCTATAATAAAAACTAACCTAACAGCCTATTGATTATGGTGCTGGTACTAACGGACCGGTAACTAATGCGTTGTCATTGAAGATGGCTAGAGTAGCACGGCCCTCAATACGGAACATTATTTTGTTACGTTTCGCTAATGCAGCATCTTCGAACATTCGAAGTTCTGGTGCCATACGAGTTACATATGACAATGCATTTTTGTCAAACGTCAAGAAATCAGCTGCAGCCATACCAGTAGTTGTCACTACATCTAAACCTCCAATGGAAAGTTTACCATTGCTGAATGCAATTGATCCGTTTGGAAGATCATACTCTCCTGATCCAGTTGCTTTGTTTAAGCCTAAGCTTACAGCAGCACGTGGATTTAAGATGGTGTGTGTAGGTTGATAGAACTCGTGAGTATCTTCAACAATTTGACCCCAACCTGCATCAATAACACGATCAACTGGTCCCTCGAAAGTACCATTATACGCTGTAGCAGCGGCTAACATACCAGTAACGGGATTTGTGTCTGTCGAGCCATTTAAAATGAAACTATTCTCTTCTGTTTTGTACGATACAAGCAATTTAGATTGCAAGTAAGACTGTAACCAAGAAATATCGTCTAACATTTCACGCTCGATAATCACATAACCGGCAATCCACTTGAAAAATGCAGATTGACTGGTTAAATCATAATCTACCTGTGGCTTATCTACTGCTTTGTCAGTCCACAAACCTACAGAACCTTCGCCACCGTTTTCTTTTGGATAAAGAATTGAGTTACCTGAAGATGATCCACCAGGGATAATATCTGATAACCAAACACGATTTTGAGGGGTAGTAATTAACCCCGTGCGCACATCTTGAACCCAAGGTGTTGAATTTGGAAAATTGTTAGCGATCGACATATCACCAACGGCCTTCATTGCGATAGTAAGTTCAGGACTACCCTTTTTAAAGTTTTGGATAGCTTCCTTATTCTCTTCAATAGCCTCGCTTAAGTATTCGTTAAATGATTTGTTCACTTTTTCCGGTGTGGATGTTTGCTTAATTGCTTTAACTGATGCCGAAACAGTATCAATAGACTTCTGTAATTCCGTTTTTGCTTCTGTCACTGCCTTTGTAACTGCTTCTTCTGTTGCTTTGTCAGCATCATCTTTAGAGATAAAACTTTTATCTTTTAGAGACTTCTCAACGGCTTCGCTGGTTTTTTCCTCAACCGTTTTCTCTGCGGCTGATTTAGCAATCTTTTCGATATTCTCGTGAGCCGCTTTTTTTACTTCTTCTTCTGTTAATTCTGCCATGACTTATGGTAAAAATTGTGAATAAATAGATTTAATTATCTGTGTCGGCTCTGACTTCTGAGTGGTTTCGATAGACTTATCGCTCGGCTCGTTATCGAGTGACTTTAAAAATGATTCTAATGATTGGAGTACGCTATCACTGAACTTGTGATTGTCGTATGCTTTTGTGATGATTTGCCAAAAAGCTTCTTGCGTTAATGCGTCCTGATCTTGGATAGACTTAACGATTTGGACCATCGAACCTGAATTCGCTTGTTCCTTTGTAAGGACAGATACTTCATCAAGCTTATATTCCATCACCTCAGCGCGGAGTTTAGCATTTCGCTTGGCAATATATCCACCTATTGAAAAACCGCTCTCAAATCCATTCTCTACGAGAAATTTAGATTCATGATAGGTATCGCGCCCCAATTCAGTCTCCATTAGCATCTTTGCAGTTAAATGAAGGCCAACTGGATCATATGGGTTGAGCTCTTGAGGAACTCCTACCAATAAGTTATTATCGTGATTTTTGTAGATTTTGATTTTAGACTTGCGCTCGCCTACGGTTTTTACAAATGATGCAGGATTTGAGATATCGCCGACTAAATCTTTTACGGAATAAATGTTAGCATATCCAATAAGGAATCCCGTTTGGTCATCCATATCTTTGAAGGGAACAGAAGCGTTCTTATATACTAATTCGCTCATAATTTGCTAAACTTTAACACCAAAACTGTAAAAGTTTTAGCATTATCCCAAATATTTTAGCAATTATTTAGCTAAACTTTAGCAAATGTTACTTTTGTGAGTTTATCCTACGGGCGTAGCTCTCTGAAACATAGATTACAGTGCATGAACAATTGATGTTTTGCACCGCTCCACCAGCAGGATCATGCGGTCTCATCATCTCGTCGATTCCTCCTGTGTTAGGGTTTATTACTTGGAATTTCGCTGTCTCCGGAATAGCTTTACCATTGTCCTGAGCAATATGGAATGTTCTCGGCTCATTAGCATAGCGATGGATCCATACCTTCCATAACATTGCCTCACCTGTTTCGCTCTTCCAGTCCTCCGCGCTTTTGTCCTTAGCAATATTGGCAGCTTCTGCTATTTCGGTCCTCGCGATCATAACGGATCGATATGCATTTAGCTTCCCTATCCTAGTCCTTAGGAACTCCGCTATCTTTTCCTCGGTAAGGCCTAGGTTAAATCCAATGGCAATTGTTTCCTGTATCTTCTTTCTAGTGGTATCGTTTATTCCAGCTACCCTACTGGCCATGTTAGATAATATGTAATTGGTCATAAACTCTAACCAGGTGTTCAGGAAGAAATTGGATGCTTTAGTCTTGAATGATGTAAGGGCGTCAAATTGCGAATTCGCCATATCAACCCCTACCTTTCGGTAAAGATCAGCAAGTACATCGTTCATAGATATATCTAAGAAGATACCACCAGCACCAATGTTGCGTATTGCTTCATTTAGCTGACGATTTAAAGACGTATTAATGGCTTGCACATACTTCTTCTCGTACGCCTTTAGCTTCCGATCCTCTGCTCGTGAGTATCTTCTTAGTTGTATTTTTGGGTTCATATCATAGTTTTATTCTTACGACTATCGGAGTACTTCATAATACCTGAGTTTAGGTCCTTTAACCCATAATCCTTTAAGTCAATCAAAGCACCATCTAAATAAGCACCTGAACCTTTCTGTGAATATGCTACTGTGATATGTGGCTTATAATCTGGGTAGTCGTTTTCATAATCGAATTGATCCTTAATCAATCGGTTTAACCTGGTTAAATTTCCATTCAAATCTTCTACGTTGATTTTGATTATGTCCTGCTCATTGGAGAATACACCTATCCGGTCAGCTTGGATTGATATTGCATTATCCTTTAAAAACTCATTAACAACAAACTTAAGCCTGCCGGTATTCATCTTTGAATCGTCAAATCCGTATAGCACCGTTAAATGTGGTTCAAATTCATATTCTTCCACGATATGATTAGGAACAAGCTTACGTATACCATTCACCCAGTCGTTTATATCGATATCAGGATAAAACATTAGGCAACCTTTAGGTATTTCAGCTTTAACCACTGGTTGATAATCTTCATATGAAAATGATTTGGAAACATCATCATTTAATGACAATCCCAAATCAAATTCATTTAAAGGAACTTTTCCCGATGCAATGAATACCTGATTAGCTACTTCTTCCGGCAATTCATCCCATCCCTCCAATACTCGCATTTCGTTGATAGATAGTATTTCGGAAAGAGCCTTCCTTTCTTCCAGATCAAGCTTTAATTCTTCATATACGCTCGTATCATAGTCCAATACGTATTCTTTCTTATCGCGCTTGATAAACGGCTCTACAAGCCACCGATTTAGGGCAGACTCTTCTTTATTTAAGTATGGAATGATCACTTCACTTACAAACCGCTCCTTTGCTTCCTTCATATTCTGATAGGTAGGGTTAGGATCGAAAAGAACTGCTGGTACTCCCCATAAATCGCATAGCTTGACATTGGAATACTTAAGACCATCGATAATGGCTAATGCTTGTGGACTTAATCCAATGGCCGTGTATTGAAGCGGCATAGCAGAGGCCACAACCTTATTCTTATTATCTGTTCCGTGTATCTTGGTTTCAATACTATCTTGTAATGCATCAACTTGGGAAGGATTAAGCCATAACTTAGGATCCGCATGGTTAGGACTGATCAATCCCTTTGCCCCTTCATTAACTGTACTATTTAACCAGGCTTTTACCGCTGTATCGTCGAGCTGTAGATATTTTTGCCCTGCTTGAAGTGGAGACATACCTCGAAGCTGACCACCCATCGAATCGAATTCAGGGTTTGCCATCTTCAACTGGAATACATCCTTTGCACCCAAGGTCCTGATCTGACCATTCAGAAGATTTAATCGCCATCCCGTAATTGGATCATCAATGGTACCTCCAAATACAGGCTCCATAAGATTAGCCGGTGCTACGTTAAGATTTAGTGCTATATCGCTATCTTCTGCTGTCTCACGATACAGGAATGCTTCCCCTTGAACGAAGTAGAATATCCGAAATAACTCGATCAGCTCATTCCACGATTGCTTATCATTTGGCTTCTCAATAAGTTGTGCAAGCTCATTAGTATCTGGTACGAAGTCTAGTGCTTTGGTCCGATATATCTTGTATTTAGCGTGCTCGGTTCTGTCAACTGACTTTTTACAGCTCTTATATCGTTTTGCCTTTTCATCGCCATTATCGTTGTACGTGTACAATGGAGCAAATGACATCTTATCGACGATCTTCTTAACGATCGAATACACCTCTGCATTAGACTTATATCCTTTGATGATGAAATCTTCTCTGCAGTAGTTGTAAAACACTACATCTTGGAAATTGATAAGGTTACCGTAAAGGATTTGGTTTAATTGATTTTCTAGTTGTCTCCTGTCATTATTGAAGGATAACGCCTTATTGAAGTACTGCCCTATACTAGTCATTTCTTTCTTTTAAACTGATTAAAAACATTGTTGCTGCTGTTAGGACCACTATGGAAAATCTATACACTGGATGCCAGGAAAAGACGTTCATATCTGCGATACCAAAGGATATAACTAAGTAAAAGGCCAGTAGCAAAACCACTAACCTAATAAATGAAACTATTATCTTATCGAACATAAAACTCAAATTTAAATCTATACTCAAACCACATTCTCATCATTATCATATCTGCATAATCGGGGGATCTTCCCAGCAACTCTTTTATTTTATCCTTTGGTAGTACCTGCTTCTTACCATCCTTATCCATGTTGTGCTGCTTAACCTGCTCTAGCTCCTGTACAATTATATCGCGAATACTACCATCATTACATTCTACGAATAAACCTGAAGCATTAATTAACCTGGCTAAAGCATAATACATCTGACTCTTAAGGTTCATGTAGTTCTCAGGTTCTTTAGTTTCCGGATTATCCAATGGGCGACTATTATTTACAAAGCCCTCACAAGCGAGGATATCCACAACTCCACCACCTACACCATCTTCATCGACAATTACATTGGATAATGGTATTTCGTGTTCATTTGCCAATTCCTGTATTCTATTAGCAGCTTCGGTTATACTATTCTTACCGTATTCAATAAGCTTAGTTAATCTATACCCATCCCACACACCTATAACTGTCTTATCTCGCCCAAACCTCGCTATATCGGCTGTTATAAACCTCTCACCTTCTTTTATGAAAGTATTGGTGAATATATCCTGAAGTTTCCTGAAATCAATTAGTGCTGCTGGATCATCGTCGTACTCCCAGTTACCATAATAGAGCCTTTGTTTACTATTATCATCGAGTTCGAGTAATGATTGCAAGTAGGATTTTGGCAAATGGGGATTATCTGTTGGTAACGCTTGAATGAACTTCCTATTTTTAGGTAACTCCTTCTTACGGCTTGGGTGGTAAAACTTCGAATACACCCAGTTCTTAGCAGGGTTACAGCTTCCCAACAATTTAGGTATTAAACCAAACTGTTTTAACTTATACCTGATACGAGATTTAACAATTTGCCACGCTTTATAAACTACTTGGTTACATTCATCAATAAACGCTCCTGTGATCTCTAATGAGCCCAAACTATCAAAGTTAGGATCCGATGGATAAAGAAATAGATCCTTAAGGATTATCTCACTACCATTTGACCAGGTGATCACACCGGACTGTTGATTGTAATTGAATTGATGCGATACATTCAACTCTGCAGATACGTCAAAGAACGTGTTTAACGTCGTTTCTTTTAATGTCTTTAGTTTTGCCCGCCCCATCAACCAACGTGAACCAGGGTAATTTTGGCATTGCTCTATTAACCAAACACAACCTAATGCTGACTTACCACCACCTGCAGCCCCACCATATAGAATCTCATTCGTCTCGTCGTCTTTCAGGTAGTATACTGCATTCTCCTGCTTAGGTAGTAGCTCTATCATTCATCCTCCTGAGGTTTGACACCTGCTCCTAATTGAATGACATTCACTATATCGGTTTGCTTTTGTTTATTGTCCTTCTCGAATAATCCGATATGTTTACCTAAAGCTTCTAAGGCAGTAAGTTTATTATATAGTCTTAGCTTTTTTGTATAACCAATAGGCATCCCCATTGAGCTTAGCACATCAATGTCTACAGACGATACAGCTGCGGCCGTGTTATCGTCTAATTGCCGTATATCAAAGATGTTATTATCTGGGGTAAACAGCTCTCTAACGTCACTAAAAGCTATCTTAGCATATTCAGATAGTACTCTTTCCGCTGTTATACCAGTTGATTCAGATAGTTCTTGTTTGCGTTTTTGAATGGCTTCTTGAATGTCAAGTTTTGACAAGTTCTCACTTGCAATTCTATTTGCGGTATCTTGACTATATCCGGCACGGATAGCGGCTTGAGTAGCATTCAAGTCTACCATGTATTCTTCTACAAACCTTTGCTGTTTATCCGTGAGTGCCATTGCTAAAATAGTGCTAAATAATACTAAAAATATTATCAAAAATATGCTAAATTATTTTAGCAAACAAATTCACTAATTTTGAACATAAAAAAAGCCCATACCTTTTGAGTATGAACTTTAAACAGTAGAATAGACTATTTATCTGTTTTTCTTTAGTTTGTGATAAAAAAAGGAAACTTGCTGTTGTCTTAATCCATCAATCGGGTCACCACCCACGGTTTTAAAAAAGTGATCATACAATTCTTGATATAATTGGTTGTCCGGTGTCTGTGGCTCTTTAACTTTAATGGCATTAAAATAAAGACAGACAGCGTACTTCTCTTTCGCAAATTCTTTATAATTGTATTGATCAATAAATTGATTTATTTTAGAATAATGGTAATTATGATGAATAGCATATATATTTGCCTCAACAGTAATATATTTATCGTAAAAATCTATCAATTCAGGATCAGTCGAAACGTTAAACACTTTAAGTGATTGCTTTCTCATTTCGAACATCCTTTCTTTTAATCCATTAAAGTATTCACTATATGAAAAGAGGTTAACAAATGACCTGTACACTTCTGTTTCATCCTTGGAATTAATAAATGACATGACATCTCCCCATGTTTTTTGTACATATTCAGGATTGTATTGATCTATTTTTAAATCTTCCAAAATTTTTATAGCATCAATTGATTTAGCATATCCTTCAATATCAATATCAAATGCTTTTTCTTTTTTCCATACCCCTAATGCTTCTTTAGCTACGTAATATGTGGCTAAAGCTATAAGCAGACCTGAAACTGCGATTAATCCTGTAAAAAGATTTGCTATAAGGTTGGCCATTTGGAAAAAGTTAGCTGGCTCGAATATTTCCATAATTTATAATTTGTTTGGTTTTTAAATATAGTACTAAATTCTAAATAATAAAGCTCTACACCGGGAGATGTAGAGCTTCTAACTAACCAATTATAAACCTAAATTATGAAAAGACATTTTAATATACTTTTGCGGACAAAAGTGTATAATCGAATATATCAAATTTTTTAATGTTTCGCAGTATTATTACCGTTGGTGTATTAGATCTATTACGGACCGCTGAACATCATCTATAATGGACCAATCGGTCTTAAGATATATATCAGTTGCTTTGTGTTCATTATCTACATGGTTTAATGCCATGGCTATATCTTCTTTATTTATTCTTAGATCATTCCGGGCAATGGTAGCGAACGAATGTCGAGCATAGTATGTTGATATATCATTGTCTATTCCTATCTTCTTAGCGATGCTTCTCAGTCCTTTATTGCTAGTAGCTACTAGGTTATTACTGTTGGACCATTTACCTGCTATAGTGGTATACCAGTCTATAAATGGTTTTGCTTCATTAGGCACCAGAATACTTATAAATCCTCTGTCCTTTCTTCTATTCTCAATCTTGGAACGGTTGTACTCAAATCGTTCTTTAGCATTATGTATGTTATTTCTCAAATCCACGACATTTATGCCACATAGGTAGAACGAAAGCAAGAATATATTTTTCCCTACCATTTCGGACCATCCTATCGCCTGATATTCGATTAATTTTCTAATATCTTCCACTGATAGACTTCGTTTCTTTGTTTGAACCATTTTTGGAACTGGTACTCGTGAAAATGGATTGTTTGGGATTCTGATAATTCCTATATCTTCATCATTGTATTTTTCCTTACATAGGTCAAATAAACGGCTAAATCTAAAGTAAGCGGTATTTAACGAGTTGCCTGATCTGATCTTAGTTTCTCTCTGTGATTCTTGGCTGCTATCTTTACCAACCATACGCTTTATACTCTTAGGTTTCTTAATGTAGTCCAGGAATGCGATTATATATTTTGCGGTAATGTCAGACGCATTCAATATAACACCTTGCTGATAGTCCTTTAAATGATTAATTATAGTAAGGTATGTACCTATTGTATTAGGCTTCAATTCCTTTTTTAATTCTAGGAGACATGCGTCGCAAAACTTAATAAAATCTATCACTTCAGATGTGGCGGTAAGGATATCTTTTAATTGTGACGCTGTATAGGTTTCAGCCTTAAGCCCCAATCGTGACACCTTTTCGTGCAGTTCATTTATGTCTTTCGCTAGGTAGTCGATAACGAACTTCTGCTTAATAGTTTTATCTTTGTTTAACTGGATCTCTTTTATAAGATGTGATGTTTTTATGTATACCGACTTACGCTTATGCGTTAGTCTGAATACCACAACCCAGCGACCATCTTTTCGCTGATTGTTTTGTAGAATTACGGGTGTTATTGTAGCCAT